GATGACAAAAAATATGATGATGACGATGAATTGAATAATAGTGAATTCAATAAATTAACAAATAAATTAATGACAAAAGAAAAATCAAATAGAATAGTTAGTGAATTGGTAAAAATAGCAAATCAAAAAAAAAATAGTAAGAAAAAAGTGGAATCAAATATTGATGACCTAGAAAATAAAAATAAATTAAATAAGAATGTTCAAGAATTTAAAAATTTACTAAAAGAAAAGGATAATATGAATGATTTGAAATATTTTACAACAGAAATAAATCTTAAGAATCAAGATAAGTTAATAGATGAATTAAGACAAATAAATGGAGTATCAACAGTGGAAAAGCCATATAGAATTCATTTATTAGAATCAGAAATACCTCACGTATTTAAGATTTCTGCACTAAAAAAACTAAGTATGATGGAAAATATGGATCCTAGTATTGGAGAATATTTTAAATTAAAAAATTGGATTGATACATTTATGCGTATACCATTTAATAAATTTAATAATTTATCTTTTAGTATTAATGATGGAATTGAGAAATGCAATACTTATATGGAATCATCTATTGCCACATTAGATTCTGCTGTATATGGATTACATGATGCTAAAATGCAGATAATGCAATTAATTGGACAATGGATAGTAAATCCGGATGCCATTGGTTCAGCAATTGCAATAAAGGGTCCAATGGGTACAGGAAAAACAACTCTTGTTAAAGAAGGAATAAGTAAAATTTTAAATCGTCCATTTTCATTAATCGCATTAGGCGGTGCGACAGATAGCAGTATATTAGAAGGACATGGATATACATATGAGGGAAGTACTTGGGGAAAAATTGTTGATATTCTTATTCAAACAAAATGCTCGAATCCGATTATATATTTTGATGAATTAGATAAGGTAAGTGATACACCAAAAGGTGAAGAAATTATTGGTATTCTTACTCATTTAATTGATTCTACCCAAAATGGAAATTTTCATGATAAATATTTTTCAGAAATAGATTTTGATCTAAGTAAAGCATTATTTATATTTAGTTATAATGATGAATCGCGTGTAAATCCAATTTTATTGGATAGAATGTATAAAATTGCGACAAAAGGGTATAATTCAAAAGAAAAGAAAATTATTGTAAATGATTATTTACTTCCGACAATATGTAAACAAATTAAATTTGAAACCGATAATGTAGTAATTCTAGATGATACATTAGAATATATTATAGAAAATTATACTTATAAAGAAGATGGTGTTCGTAATTTAAAACGATGTCTGGAAATTATTTACACAAAACTGAATTTATTTCGTTTAATGAAACCAGAATCTAGTTTATTTAAAGAAGAAAAATCCTTACAGGTAGAATTTCCATTTACAGTTTCAATTGAAATTGTAGAAAAATTGCTAAAAAAAGAACAACATGAGAAAAATGATAATTGGAAACGAATGTATAATTAAGTCTCTCTTAATATTATAATTTTTATTTTATAAAATAAAATTTTTTATTTTATAAAAATAAAAAATTGAAAATTAATATTTATAATTTGAACTTAAGATAAAAGAAATCAAATAAATATGATGAAATTATATGAAACTATGGATATTGAACAATTGTCCGAATTGAAATTTAAGATTGAAAAAGATTATCATTTTATAAACAATGCATATTCTAAAGTGAAACAAAAATCTATTAATAATAATGAAATCGACCAAATTTTTGAATTGTATAATTTAGATTTGATTACTCAAGGAAAAAAATTCTTACAACATAAGAAAACACTTTTAACGAATATAAATATTATTTTAATGAAGAATTGCAATCATAATTGGATTGATGATGTTGTAGAAACCCAATTTAGTGAAAGAAATATTTGTTATTGTAATAAATGTTTCATTTATAAATAATAATATATTTAGATAATAATAATAATAATAATAATAATAATAATAATAATAATAATAATAATAATAATAATAATAATAATAATAATAATAATATAATATTTTTTTTTATATTATATTATATATGTCTGTTCAAACAATTTATTATCGTTCAAAACCAAATTCAGCAAGTATTCCATTAAAGCAAAATATAAATAATGGATTAACACGTGTAAAAAATGGTTTGCCAGCAAAATTTGAAGGTGCAGATGGGGGAACATCATTTGTGATAGGTAGAAGTCAATATATTAATACAAAGCAAGAAAGTAATCAAACACTTGAAGAGTTATATAAAATAAAACAACCATCATGTTCGTATATAACAGGTAGGCGTATTAATTCATCATGTGTTCGTGGTGGCAAACCATTTAATATAGATTCAGCAGATCAGCATATACAAAAACTAAAAAATAGGGCAATCGGGAGGGGATCGATGCCATCTACACCAGATAAAGATAATAATATTGATTTATCATTTAAATCAAATACATCATCAAATTTAAATACAACAAAATCAGCATTAAGAAGATGTCGAAATGGAGGATGTGTCGCTCCTGCTAAAAAAGGTGCACAAAAAAAATAATTTAGCTAAAGTCATAAAAGATTATTATTTTTATACCATTTATCTTTTGTTATTCCAAAATCGAAATTTAAGTTGCATGAAGAACAACTTAATAATTTTAAAAAGTTATTAAGATAGATTTTACTACAGGAAAAAAATGTAGAATTAATAACTAGAATTAATAATATAAAAAATAATATACAGTTTGTTAAATTATAATTCTTAAAATTCATTTATATATTATTATATATAAAATTGAAATTATATAAATAATAATTATTGTATAAATATAATGGATAGTGTGAATATAATTAAATCAGGAGAAGAATTAATATTTAATCCATATAATCCAGTAAATATTGAAATTGGATTAAATGATATAAAAACTATTCTTAAAAACTATGGTGTCAATTATGAAATTGACAATATAGTTTTATATCAACGTGCATTTATTCATAAATCATATACAAAACGTCCTAATATTGAAAATACCACAAATGATATAACTATTGCAGAGAAACCCTATAATTGTTTGCCATTAAAAACTAAATCTAACGAAAGATTAGAATTTGTTGGAGATGGAGTATTAGAATTGGTAACAAAATATTATTTATACAGACGATTTCCTAAAGCAGATGAAGGATTTATGACTGAAAAAAAAATAGCATTAGTAAAAAATGAACATATCGGCAAGTTAGCATATGAAATGAAATTACATAAATGGTTTATTATGTCAAAACATGCTGAAGAAAAAAATACTAGAATTAATTTTAAAAAATTAGGATGTTTATTTGAAGCATTTTTAGCGGCATTATTTTTGGATGTTAATAAATTATCAATAAAAGATGAAAATAAATGGTTTGATAATGTCTTTGTTACAGGACCGGGTTTTCAAATGGCCCAAATATTTATTGAAAATATTTTTGAAAAACATGTTGATTGGGTACAATTAATTAAAACAGATGATAATTATAAAAATAAGTTGCAAGTATTGATTCAAAAAGAGTTTAAAATAACCCCTGAATATTTAGAAATAACTCATGATATGGAAATTGGATATGAAATGGGTGTTTATCTATGTTTAGGGCAAGAAATTCATGAAGTTAAAATAAATGATGCGATAAATTTTATTCATTTAGGATCATTTGCAAAAATTAATGAACATTTAGAAAAAGATAATAAATTATTTGTATTTATGGGTAAAGGAATCCATAAAATAAAGAAAAAAGCAGAACAAATTGCTTGTGAACAAACATTGAAAGTTTTGACAAAAAATACTTTAGATTGAATATTAGATTAAACTTTATAAACTTTTTTTTTATTATAATAATATATAATGGTTCGCAAAACGATGAAAGGAGGAGGGAGTAAATGGACAAATCGCGGTTTACCAGAACCTAAACTTAATCAATCTAAAGCCGCATTGAAGCCCGGAATCATGTATGTATCATTAGCAGAAGGAACAAGCTGGAGTGATTGGTATATGCCATTAGATGTTTTTTTAGCCGGGAGTTGTAATAAGAATGTTAATGGTTGCATAGAGGGCAATGTGAAAGGTACCAATTTAATACGCATTCCATGGCAACCGGGGCCTGGCCAACCATCAAATGTATCAGAAAAGTTTAGGCGGACGATGGATACGTTCAGGTCGACTCTTAAATCAATGAGCGAGAAAGACGGTGATCTACTCAATTTCGGATTCGGTGGGAAAACTAGATTATTTCTTGTAATGAGAAGTGTGAATGATAATAAATCTGAAGGTTATGAATATCATGAGGTTGCTACTAAAAATGAATGGGCTGGATCGAATCCCTACACCGCAGTGCTTCGTACGGCTGATGCGGCTGGTGATATATTATCAACTGCAGCCCAAACTGTTAGTGGTACAACAGATGCACTAATGAACCCAAATTATATGTCTGATCTTGACATCAATGCGATTGGAGGAGGTAGAAAATCGCGAAGAAAAGGAAAATCGCGAAGAAAAGGAAAATCGCGAAGAAAAGGAAAATCGCGAAGAAAAGTAAGATAAATAAATATATTTAGTAATTATATAAAAATATATATAATAATAATATTATATATATTACTATGACATCAACTGAAACGTCCAACGAAAATATATTACATTCTTCATTAAATAATACAAATACAGGTATTCTTGTAGAACATACAGTAAATAATGAGTGGAAAAATGCAAGACCTGTTAATGGAAACCCGAAGCAAATTGATATATATGAAATACCGAATGAGAAGTCGTTTTCTGAATTCATTAATAATGTTAAAAAAACATATGAGAGAGATCCTATGGAGCAGAGCAGGATTATAGAAACACTAGGAGACACCTCTGATAAAAAAGATAGATTATATCTTGTAAGAATGCTTCAGTCAAAACCATATATATATGTAATGATGGAAGTAAATGAACCAAAACAACAATTAGCAGCTACCTCGTCAGCGTCAGATGTCGAATCACAACCCTCTGAGGAATTGGTCCAAGCCCAAACCGACAACGCTACCGCACAAACTCAAGCAAAAGACGCTCTCGCGAATGCGAAAGCTTTGATTCAGACGACATCGACAGAACCAGTGTCAGAACCAGTGGCCGAACCAGTGGCAGAACCAGTGGCAGAACCAGTGGCAGAACCAGTGGCAGAACCAGTGGCAGAACCGGTAGTTAAACCAGTGGCTGAACCAGTGGCAGAACCAGTGGCTGAACCAGTGGCAGAACCAGTGGCAGAACCGGTAGTTAAACCAGTGGCAGAATCAGTATCCGAACCAGTGGCAGAACCAGTGGCAACAGACCCGGTGGAAGTTAATAAACAGAAGGATGGTGAACCTTCTAAAAGAAAATCAAGAAAAAAAAAAAGATAAAGTTTTATAAAAGAAATGGATTACTAGATTTAATATAACTATGTTCTTTAAAAACCGGAGTTTTTTTTATATTAGAATTTAATTTAATTGGTAGTTTATTTTTATGATCAGGACATTTAATATATTTTACTAAAAATGATGCACCATAACGGTCAATATATTTGAAATTTTTAATTCTAAAATATAAATTATTATAATTTAACATTATTATTAATATTATATATAAATATAGTTTTAATATATTTAATATATAATATTAATGGAATCAGAAATTTTAGCTAAATTGCAAGAAAAACCATTACCAAAAGAACATATTCCACAAATTATAGCATTAAACAAACAAAAACTTCCCGAAGAAAAACAAGAAGTTCCTTTAAATATACCGGTAGTGGATAAACGTCAATTTGCCGCAATTAATAGAAAAAGTATTTTAAAAAAACTACAACCAAATATGAATGTTGAATCTGCTATTCCAGAAAGACCAGATTTAACAAAAAGACCAGATTTAACAAAAAGACCGGATTTAACAAAAAGACCGGATTTAACAAAAAGACCAGATTTAACAGAAAAATCAGAACCAGTAAAAAAGGAACAACTAGTAGAAATTGCAATAAGAATAGATGATGATGAAGTTATGCAAAAACCTAAAAAAAATATAAAAAAACTTACAGTAATAGAACCATCTAAATCAGATGAAAAACCCCATAGAAGAACAACTAAAAAACCCGAAGTATTTATAACAAATAAATTAGTTTTATCAAATGCTAAAGAACTAATACCAAGATTACCTAAACCTGAACCATCAATATTAATTAGATCATCTTATTATCTTAATAATAGAAAAATGTTTATTAGCACTATAAACAGTTTATTTAATAAATATAAAAAAGAAATGAGTGAAACCGAAAAAAATTATAAATGTAAAAATGCGGGTTCTAATGAATTTTCGCGGCTGCCACATCAAAATATAGTAAGGGATTATATAAATCTTATAACACCATATAGAGGTCTATTATTATATCATGGATTAGGTTCTGGAAAAACATGTTCATCAATTGGAATAGCGGAATCATTAAAATCAAATAAGCAAATTGTAATTATGACACCGGCATCATTACGCGTAAATTATATAGAGGAATTAAAAAAATGTGGTGATAAATTATATAAAAAGCATCAATATTGGGAATTTATAAATATTGAAGAAAATCCTGAATTATTGGAAGCATTATCATATATACTTTCCTTATCAATTAAATTTATAGAAGAAAATAATGGTGCATGGTTTGTAAATATTAATAATGATTCAAATTATAATGAATTAACATCAGAACAACAAACTAGCTTAGATACACAATTAAATGAAATGATAAAATATAAATATAAATTTATAAATTATAATGGTATAAGACAAGCTCAATTTAATAAAATACGTGAAAATGAAGATAATCCATTTTCAAATAAAGTAGTTATTATAGATGAAGCTCATAATTTTGTAAGTAGAATTGTTAATAAATTAAAATATCGTTCTGGTTTAGCAATAACATTTTATGATCTTTTAATGCGCGCAGAGAATGCAAAAATCGTTTTGTTAACTGGAACACCAATAATTAACTATCCAAATGAAATAGCGATTATGATGAATATTTTAAGAGGATATATTCAAACATTTACATTAATATTAGATGTATCTAATAAATTTGATGGAGAAGATGAATCAAAAATAACGGAAAATTATTTAATTCAATTATTTAAATCTAAATTGCAATCAAATAATATATTTGATTATTTACAATATAAAGTAAAAGAAAGTATATTAACTTTAACAAGAAATCCATATGGATTTATATCATATAGTAAACCAGAAGAAATATATAATGGTGTAGTAAGAAATGAATCTGGTGATATAGATAATGCAACATTTATAGATATTATTATTAGTGTATTAAAAGATGATAATATAACAGTAATTAATAAAGAAACAATAATGGATAATATTGTAGAATACAAATGTTTACCTGATACATTAGAAGATTTTTCGGCAAAATTTATAAAAACAGAAGAAGAAAAGTTAAAAGATGAAAGAAAAGGAATATATAGTAATGTAAAAAATATGAATCAATTCAAGCGACGCATATTGGGTTTAGTATCATACTTTCCAGATATAGATGCTTTATTGCCAAAATATGATAAAGAATTAGATTTTCATCCAATATATATTGAAATGAGTGATTTTCAATTTGCAATATATGAAGAAGCGCGAGTTCAAGAGCGTAAAATAGAAAGTCAAAATGCAAAAAAACGAAAAAAGGCAACTGGTAAAAATGTATTTGAAGAATCAACATCAACATATCGAATTTTCTCTCGTGCATTTTGTAATTTTGTATTTCCAAAACCAGAAATTATTCGACCATTACCTAATAAAAGTAATAATTTAGAATTGGCTATAGAAAAATCTGCAGATGAAGATTTATTAGATGCAATATCATTAGAAGAAAAAATAAAAGATGGTGAAGGTAAATATGATATTGATGACATTGAAAAACAAACAAAATTAGAAAAATTAGAAAAATCTGATATACAAATCGATTATAATCAACAAATTGTACTGGCATTAAGAAAATTAGAAGCAAACAAAGAGGAATATTTAACAGATAATCCCATGGGTTTACCACGATTAAGTCCTAAATTTTTACATATATTAGATAATATAATAGATGAAGAACATATAGGTTTACATTTAATATACAGTCAATTTAGAACAATAGAAGGAATCGGAATTTTATCTTTAATATTAAAAGCAAATAATTTTGCGCAATTTAAAATCAAAAAGGAGGGTGAATGGGTACTGGATATTCCATTAGAAGATAGAGGAAAACCAATGTTTGTTTTATATACTGGAACTGAAAGTGCGGAAGAAAAAGAATTAATACGAAATATATTTAATAGTAATTGGAATACACTTCCAACAACATTAAAAAGACAATTGGAAGCAATAAATAAAGATAATTTATATGGTGAAATAATTAAAGTTATAATGATTACAGCATCAGGAGCTGAAGGAATCTCTCTTAGTAATGTAAGATATGTTCATATAACTGAGCCATATTGGCATCCGGTTCGTTTAGAACAGGTAATCGGTCGTGCCAGACGTATTTGTAGTCATGATAGATTAGCCCCCGAATTGCAAACAGTTAAAGTATTTTTATATTTAATGAAATTTTCTAAGGAACAAAAATCGGACGAGCGTTCAATTGAGTTGCGCTTAAAAGATGTAAGCAAATTAGATAGTAAAATTCCATTAACTAGTGATGAAGCATTATATGAAATTTCCAGAATAAAAGAAAATATAAATAAAGAATTAATACATAATATTAAAGAAGCATCTGTTGATTGTAATATTCATAATAAAATAGATGGAAAAGAACAATTAAATTGTTTCACATTTGGTTCTAGCAATCCAAATCAATTCTCATATTTACCATCTATAGAATCTGATGAGGGAGATAGTATGACTGATGCCAATAAAAAGAAAGAGAAATTAGAAGCATATACTTATGTAATTGATGGTATAGGTAAATGTGCTGTTAATAGTAAAACTAATGAAGTCTATGATTTGGATAGTTATAAAATGGGTAATCCGATTGTAATTGGTCATTTGCAATTACTTCCTGATGGTAAAAAAAAATTTATTAAAATATAAATACTAATAAATTCTTATTGAATTATATATATATATTTAATAAGAATTAGTCTCATTGAAATAATGCTATAAATTTATCAAATATATTTTTTAATATACTGGATTCATTTTCATCATTATTTTCATCATTATTTTCTGAATTATTTGGCTTATCTATTTTATTCGATTCATTAGAATTAGAATTATTTTCGCATCTACTTCTTTTTTGGGAAGTTTTGGATATTGTATATGAACGTTTTCGCTTATGACTAGATTTTTTAGTTTTATACATATAATATATAAATATATATTATTTATATAAAAATATATAAATATTTTTATTTGATAAATATAAATATATTACTTTAATTATGTATCTATAGATAATGAATATAATTCCATATATTATTGGTAAAGTGGGATTAAATATAATAACTAGAAAAAAGTCTATAAATATAGAATTACTTGATTAGAGTATTATATATTTTTAACACTATTGATGGAACTATTTATTAATGTTAATTGCTGTAATATAATTTCTTGATTTTCTAAAATTTTATCTATTTTATCTATTTTATCTATTTTAAATGATACTTTTTTTTCGGTTGTTGATAAATTTTTATTTGTATTATTACCCCATTGACTCCACATATAACCTAGACAATCTAAACTATTATCATGTGATTTATTCAGAATATTTTTTTCTGATTTGATATTATTTTGTGGTTCGATATTATTTTGTGGTTCGATATTATTTTGTGGTTCGATATTATTTTCTGATTCGATATTATTTTCTGATTCGATATTATTTTCTGATTCGATATTATTTTCTGATTCGATATTATTTTCTGGATTATTTGGAATTATTTGATTTAATTCATGTTGTCTTATTTTCATCATATCATTTAATTTTTTTTCCATATCGTTTTTATCTAATGGAGTATCATTTTTATCATTAAAATCTATTTCTGCTTGGGTAGGTCGTTTAACTAGTTGTATAAATTCATCTTCTTTATTTTTAAAATCTGTATCTAATTTTATTTTAACTTCTTCCAATGGTCGTTTTAATTCCTCTGATATTCTATTTTTTTTAAAATTTTTTAACTGTTTCATCATTTCAGATATTGTAAATTTATTTTTATCAGTTAAATTAATATGTTCCATAGTATTAATCTGATTTAATATTTTTTCATATATTATTTTAACATTATTAAATGAAGTATTTGGTATATTATCAAATGCATTATTCTCAATTAATAATTGCCATATTAAGGCTTTATTCTCATTAGAGTTAAACATAAATATAAATATAAATATTAAATTATATTTATATTTATATATTATAATCAATATATAAATATGTTAAGCAGTATAATAAACGAATATACTTTTTATCATTTTCTTTTATACTTGATTTTTGGAATAATTATTAAAAATAAATATAAATTATTTTTAATAATTGGAATAATTTGGGAAATATTTGAATATATATTTTCTGGCAATAAATTTTTTTTTAAGTTATTAGGCAAAGAGTATTTTAATAAATCGTATATAAATAAAATAATAGATATTATATTTAATATTTTAGGTTATTATATTGGTAATAAAATTAAAATTAATTAAATAAAATAGTTCTTAATTTTATCATTTTACTATCTGGTATTCTTTCTTTAAATGTCTTTGGACTCATTTCTTCTTCAAGAAGTTTAATTATAACATATAGTACATATACACCACATTCAGTATTCGTTTTTTGATGTTCAGTTTTATTTTCGTAATATTTAAAATCTTTGCCTAATATTTTACCTTGTTTAATTACTCTATTAATAAATTTCCTAACTTGTTTTGGTGTTTTATCTGCATTACTATCAAAATAAAAAATGAATTCTTTATCTATATCAATAAATAAACATATCCAATGCGAACCTTCTAAATAATGTGGATCTGTATTAAATACAATACCTATTTTGGTCTTCATATTTTTTATATATTGTTCTAAATTAAAATTACATAATTCATTCCATACACATTGACCAAATAATTTCTTTTTATCAAAATCAATTGGAGACGGTCCTAAAAATATAAATTTTGGGAATGCAAATTCATATTGTTGCATTACATTATCTATATCAACACTACTTAACCATTCATTTGGATTTTTTTCCCAAGATTTAGGTGAATTTGGTGCAAATGTAAATTTATCTAATATTTTATTTGAACTATTATTCATAAATTTTTGATTTAACCAACATTTTTCATTTGAACATACATTGTGCATATTATTTTTTAAAGACTTCCATATTATTTTAGAATCATTAGTCAATATTTTTCTATCTGGATGTCTAGCATTCCATAATAATTTAATATTTTCGAGTGATTTAGTACTATAGCATGTATAATCATGTTCTGGAATTGGTCCACATCTCATTATTTTTTTATTTTTAGTTTTATTAGTTCTTTTAGTTTTATTAGTTCTTTTAGTTTTATTAGTTCTTTTAATTTTATTAGTTCTTTTAGTTTTATTAGTTCTTTTAGTTTTATTAGTTTTATTTCTGGATTGTTTCATTTATATTATCACAAGATTTTTCTTTTTTATTTTTAGTTTTAACACCTTTGATTTTATGATCATGATCTTTAATATTTATAATGCGTTTTTTTGGTATAATTTTTTCGGTAGATACTATATTTACTTTTTTTATAAAATTATCTAAATTATTTGAAATTTTAGGTTTATTTATTATTAAGTTATTAGTATCTATTATATTATTTGTTAAATAATTACTATTGGAGATATCATTTAATTCAATATTTGAATTATCTAAAGTTTCCATATTATCATATTCAGATTGTAATATATCTTTCTCATCTAATTGTTTTAAATAATATACTATAGTAGATGCATAATTAATAAATATATTTTTTAAATTATTATTAGTATAATTTCCTTTACACATATCTTTTGTCAATTTACAAATGCGCTGTTTATAAAATATAATATCTTCTAATAATAGTAATTGATTAACATCATTTTTTTGATCATTGATTTTTTCATATAAATTGGGATTTAATAAATATTCTAATGTAATATTATTTATATATTTTTCATTATTCATAATATATAAATATTAATTATCTTTTAATTGTTGTCTAGTATCGTTATTAAATAAATTATTATATAAAGTTCCTCTGTTTTGTAAATTATTGGTATCAGTCGAACTATTACTAAATGTATTATTTTCAAATAAATTAGTAAATAATTGTGGAATAGTATTTGTTGTATTATTTATTTCATAATTATATAAATCACTATTTTTATCTGGAATATATTGATTTTCTGAATTATTTTCTAATGGATAAACTAGATTTTTTAATTCTGATTCATGATTTATTTTATCAGAATAATCATTATAATTTCCTATTTTAAGATTATTATTAAATTTATTAATATTATTAATAGATTCAGGCAATGTATATTTTGTTGATATTGAACGTGGAGTAAAAAGAATATTTTGATTATTAGAGAGATTATTTCTTTCTAAAATTCGCAAATTTAATTCTTCTGGTCTATCCATATAATTTATACTGTTATAATAAAAGAAATCTAAAGATTAAATGTATATAAAATATAATGTGTGGTATTTTTGCTTTATTAAATAATAATGATACAATAAAAAAAGAATTTATTTTGGAACAGTTTAATAAGTCAAAAACACGTGGTCCAGATAATTCATGCATTAATACAATAAATAAAAATTTTATTGGTTTTCATAGATTATCAATAAATGGATTGTCTGAAGATTCTAACCAGCCATTTAATATTAATAATATTCAATTAATTTGTAACGGGGAGATATATAATTATAAAGAACTATTTAATAATATAACTTATAAACAAACTACAAATTCTGATTGTGAAATTATTATATATTTATATATATTGTATGGAATTGATTATACATTAAATTTATTAGATGGTGTTTTTGGATTTATTTTAATTGATTATAATTTAAATGTTATGTATGTATCAAGAGACCCTTATGGTGTGAGACCATTATTTTATTTATATAATCAATCATTTATTACAAATGATATATTTTCAGAAAACAATACTGAAAATTTAATTGGTTTTGCATCCGAAATGAAACAATTAATTGGATTTACACAAATAGAAGATAACAATTTATATATAAATCAACTTATGCCAGGAACATATTTATCATTAAAATTATCTGAAGATAATAAATGGTATATAACAGATAAAACTAAATATAATACATTTAAATTAAATAATATAACTCATAATGTTGATATAAATACAGAAAATTATATTGATTATATATTAAATAATATACATAATAAATTTTGTAATGCAGTAAAAAAACGCGTCGAGAATACTGATAGACAGATTGCATGTTTATTATCTGGAGGATTAGATAGTAGTATAGTATGTGCATTAGTAAATAAATATTCAAAGGATATATTAGAAACCTATAGTATTGGATTAGAAGGTTCAGAAGATTTAAAATATGCAAGAATTGTAGCAGAATATCTTGAAACAAAACATACAGAAATTATAGTTTCTGAAGAAGATTTTTTTAATCAAATACCCGAAGTAATTAAAAATATAGAAAGTTATGATACTACTACAGTAAGAGCTAGTGTGGGTAATTATTTAGTTGCAAAATATATTTCAGAAAATTCAGATGCAAAAGTTATATTTAATGGTGATGGAAGTGATGAATTAATGGGTGGTTATTTATATATTAATGAAGCACCAAATCATTTAGAATTTGATAAAGAATGTAAAAGATTATTAACTGATATACATTATTTTGACGTATTACGTTCTGATCGATCTATATCATCTAATGGATTAGAAGCTAGAACACCATTTTTAGATAGAGATTTTGTTGATACATATTTATCTATTCCTTCTGAATTCAGATATAATAAAAATAAAATACAAGAAAAATATTTATTTCGGAGAGCATTTGATAATAAAAACTATTTGCCAAAGGAAATATTATGGCGAAAAAAAGAAGCTTTTAGTGATGGTGTAAGTGCAAAAAAAAAATCGTGGGCAGAGATTATTAAAGAACAAGTAATAAAACAACAACATGTAGAATATAGATTAGATATTAAATATAATCATAATTCACCCCAAACACAAGAACAATTATATTATAGAACATTGTTTGAATTATTTTATCCAAATAGAGGATATATTATACCATATTTTTGGATGCCAAAATACATAGAAGCAAATGATAGTAGTGCTAGAACATTAGATATATATAATAAAATAACACAACCGGATGAATCACAATGTATGTATATGAATTAAAATAAATTAACAGATTCATATATATAATTATGTATAATTATATATATGGATAATATAAAAAAAAATACAGTACAATATCTGGCATCAGAGCGCATTGTATTACATAATACTTTAGATAAAATGGAGCGGGAACAAATGTTAATTGGTTGTATATTATTTTTTTTGATTTTTATTATATTTATACCTATTATATTGGTAAAATATAAATATTTTGAAATACTAGCAGTATATTTTCCAAATTTAGATTTAATAGCAACCGTTCTGGGATATCATGGTGGACCATATAATACTAATATATGGAGACATTTATATAATCCGGCTAATATATCATTAGAAGGTTATATTAGTAGTAATACAATTAATTATTTTGCGTTATTAGGAGTAACCTATATAATAGCATATTATACATTTATTAATAAAAATATATATGTTGGATGGTCAAGAGCATTTATAATGCTGCCAATAACATATTTTATACCAAGTAATTTTATTATTTTATATATGAATAAATTTGGTCTATACTTAAATAAAATTTTTGAAAATAAAGAATTATTACAATATATATTAGCTGTATTATTCGGATTTTGTTTAATAGTATTAATTATTATATTTGAAGTAATGATGATAAGAAAAATAACACCTATTATAATAAAATTATTAAAATTATTATATTAGTAATATATCTTCCGAGTTATATTATTTTTTTGTTTAGAGCGTCTGGTTTTGTCTTTTTTATATATCTTAAAAAAAATCTTTAATTGATTAAGTATTTCTTTACCAATTTCAATATCATCATTAATTTGTTTTGTTGTTTTATATTTAACATGATATTTATACATATTTGATTCTTTAATTACATAATTAATAAAATCAGATTCAGTTATATCCAACTCATTTTTATTATTATTATAATATCGTGTTGCCATTTCATTAAAAGATAATGTATCACTATATGGGTCAACATTAATGTAATATGTATTATCATTATCCATAAGTGGATGATATAAATCATCTAAAAAACAAATTTTAGCATTCTCAGGTAAATTTGCTGTATTTAATAGGTCCCGGGCTGATTTATCATGTGTTGTTCTAGATGGTTCAATAATTTTACCACGAACTTTATATGCACTAATTACTTGATCAAATAATCTATAATTAATTTTTTTTTCAAAATAGTTTTTGATTTTAATAGTCCATTCTTTTGGACCTTGATTATTTGTATAAATTAAAACTTTATTACATAGATTTTTTTGTTTTTTATTTTTTAGATATGATAATATTTTTAAAATATTTGGGCGTATAAATTCGGGAAAAATATCCATTAATTCAAAAAATTCATTTTGTGTAAGTTTTCTTTTATATAATTTTTCTAATATATCAGAAAATATACCTAATTGTACAAAATGTCCAAGTGTTTCATCTAAATCAAATACTACTACTTTCATATGCTTGTTTCGCATATATATTGTAACTAATTTATTTTTTACCAAAATTAAAATAAAACAAAATAGTATTAATATAATAAATATTAATAAATTGTCTTTTATAAATTTTAATAAATTATTCATTATATTTATTAAAATTTATTAAAATTTTTAATCAACTTCATCAATATTTGGACCATTTTCTTCTCTTGGCATATCTTTTCCCATTTTAGCCATCATTTCTTCCATTTCAGGCATTCCTCCAGGCATTCCAGGCATTCCAGGCATTCCAGGCATTCCAGGCATTCCTCCAGGCATTCCAGGCATTCCTCCAGGCATTCCTCCAGGCATTCCTTGTGTAGAAGAAGCAGCTTTTTCCATAATAGGTTTACATATATCTTCAACAATCTTTCTTTTATCATTAAATTCGTCTTTTTCAGCTAATTGATTATTTTCCAACCATTTTAAAGTATCATTTATACATTCTATAGCAGAATCTCTATCATGTTTATCAAATTTATCTTTAGTATTATCTTCTGTTAAGAAACTTTGCATTGAAAAGCAATAACCTTCTAAACTATTTTTTGCATCTACTTTATCTCTAAAGTCTTTATCTTCATCTGCAAATTTATCCGCATAAGATGTCATACGCTCAATGTCCTCTTTTGATAACCTTGATTTATCATTCGTAATTTCCACTTTATTACTCTTTCCAGTAGATTTTTCTAGGGCAGTAACCTGTAAAATTCCATTAGAATCAATATCAAAAGAAACTTCAATCTGTGGGACACCCCTAGGCATGGGTGGGATCTCTGTTAATGTAAATTCTCCCAATTTATTATTATCTTTTGTTCTAGCTCTTTCTCCTTCAAAAACCTGAATTGTTACCGCCGGTTGATTATCTGAATATGTAGAAAATATTTGAGATTTTTTTGTTGGAATCGTACTATTTCGCGGAATTAGTGTAGTCATAATTTCTCCAGATGTTTCTAATCCAAGAGATAATGGTGCTACATCCAATAAAAGCAAATCCTCTGTTTTAGATGATGTATTTCCTGTTAAAATAGCTGCTTGAACAGCAGCACCATACGCAACCGCTTCGTCTGCATTTATAGATTTAGATAATTCTTTTCCATTAAAAAATTCACTTAAAAGTTGTTGAACTTTGGGAATTCGAGTAGAACCACCAACCAAAACTACATCGTGAATTTGATTTTTAGATAATTTAGAATCCTTAATAACTTTTTCAACCGGTTCCATTGTTGATCTAAATAAATCCATACATAATTCTTCAAATCTTGCTCGTGTAATATTTGAGAAAAAGTCGATACCTTCAAATAATGAATCAACTTCAATTGCAGATTGGGTTGATGATGATAGTGTACGCTTTGCTCTTTCACACGCGGTTCTAAGTCGTCTCATTGCTCGTGCATTATCTGTTATATCTTTTTTATGTTTTCGTTTAAATTCCTGAACAAAATGACTAACTAATCTATTATCAAAATCTTCTCCACCTAAATGTGTATCTCCGGCAGTTGCTTTAACTTCAAAAATACCATCTTCAATAGTAAGAATTGAAACATCAAATGTACCACCACCCAAATCATAAATTAATACATTTTTTTCAGCAGATGACATTTTATCTAAACCATACGCTATAGCAGCAGCAGTAGGTTCATTAATAACGCGTAAAACATTTAATCCAGCAATTGTACCAGCGTCCTTGGTTGCTGTTCTTTGTGCATCATTAAAATAAGCTGGAACGGTAACAACTGCATCAGTAATATTTGAACCAGTAAATGCCTCTGCTATTTCTTTCATTTTAACTAGTATCATAGATGAAATCTCTTCTGGTAGAAATTGTTTAGTTTCTCCACGATATTCAACTTCAATACATGGTTTATCACCGCCTTTATCAATAACTTTAAATGGAAATTGTTTAATATCTGCCTGAGTAACTTGTTCAGAAAAACGACGACCGATTAAACGCTTTGCATCAAAAATAGTTTGTTTAGGATTTGCTGCTGCTTGATTTTTAGCAGCATCACCAATTAATCGCTCACTATCCGTAAAAGCAACAAATGATGGTGTTGTGCGATTACCTTGATCATTTGCAATAATTTCAATTCTATCATTTTGCCAAATACCAACACATGAATAAGTTGTTCCTAGATCAATACCTATAGCGCACCCTTTTGTAGTCGTCATATAATATATTTATATTATGACAAATCTTTATATATATTTAATAATGTATTTTATGCTTATCTTTATTATGCTTTTTACATTTATTATGCTTTTTACATTTATTATGCTTTTTAGATTTATGATGTTTAATTGTTTTTTTATATTTTTTAGTATTTTTTTCTACTTTTTGGCATATATTATATTAATAAAATAAAAAAATATTATTATCATTGTTATAACTGTTATTTATTAACATAATCTAATGCATATAAAAGTATCATTTCTTGTTCAGATAATTTTTGAAATAATAAATTTTCGTCCATATTTATTTGAAAATGTCTATTCATAAAATTTTTAATTACTAAATAAATATTATCTTCTATTTTTATTTCACATAAAATACCACCGGTTGCTAATTTTAAATTATCTGGATTAGTTAAATTAATCCAACGAATATAATTACCATATTGTAATTCTTGTATTTCTTCTACATATCTATAATTATCTAATTTTTTAAATAATTCTCTAGTTTCTTTTTTAGATAAATTTAACTCATCTAGAATTTCTTTTTTTTTTCTCTCTATTTTATCAAAAGTTAAATCAACAATAAATTCATTTTTTTCATTATTAATTGCTTTTTCTAAATATTGTATTTCATTATCATTCATATTATAAATATATTATACAATAATATTTATAATATTATTTATTAAATCATAATGCGCCAGCCGCTTTCATATCAGCTAAATTTTTATAATAAGTAAAACATTCTGAGTTATTAACACGCGGAGGAAAATGTGGATCACATTTAGAATTTGGTAATAAAAATGCACCACTAGCCCCTGGTTTATTAATATATTTTCCATTTATATATTCTGATTGATCCATTGCTCCTGGAGCGTTCTTAGTATAACTACCTTTAAATACATTTTTACCACCAATATATTTATTACCACAATTATTATTACATTTTGTTTGTAAGACGATTTTATCAATATTGCTACATCTAATATGTAATTTTTCAATATGTTCTTGCTGAGTTTTAACAGTTTCTTGAACAATTGGTTTTTGACAATTACCTGGACAATTATTATATCTAACACTTAACACGCCTTTAGTATTCATAACCGATCGTTTAATTATATTAGAATCATTTGTACAACATGGAATATATATACCTTTATCTGCACCATTTGATGCTAAATTCGTATTTCCAACTACTCCAGAAATTCGACGAGTTCCATTTAATGCAAATCCTAAAGGACCACCATTTGAACCAGATATTGGTGCCATTCTTGGATTACCATTTAATGTTTTTCTTTTTAAAGCAGCGATGGACATTATATATATACAAACTTTAAAAAACTTTCTTTAAATTTAATTAAAAGCACTTCCAAACATTCCACCAAATCCTTCATTTGCTGCCATTGGTTCCGCCGCATTTACTAATGGATTGTTTGGACCCTGAAATGCATTATTAAAATTATGTGGTGGTGGTGGTGGCGTTATAGATGATGTTGATTGTTGATTCTGTGCATTATTAACAACATTATTTGAAACCATATTAGTAGACCGCTGGGCTTGTTGTTGATTTAGAAAATCGGCTTGACTAGGTTGATGACCGGGTGTTTGTGAAATTGGTTGAGTAGTTTTATAATCATTTATTTTACCATCATTTTCTTTTAAGTTAGTTTTTCCATGATATAAATCGGCTAAACGTTCTACTAAAATATTAATTTTACTACCTAATTTTGTTTGCATTGTAAATAAAATTATAAATAATGGAATAATAAAATTAATTTCATTAAATTCTACATACACTGCTTTACTGTATGTTGGTACATATCTTACAATTTTATTTATAAACCAGATTGATAAAAGAATAACAGAAATACTAGCTACAATTTCTAATACTATTTCTAAAGTTCCTTTATTATTATCTTCTTCTGGAGTATAATAATTCATTAATTTTAAAACTAAAATAATTAAAGGCATCGAAATAAATGAATATTGAAATAGATTTAATAACATGTTTTTATTATCATCATCAAAGTTAAAAACATATTTAAAAAATCCTACATTTGTATTATTTTCTTCACCAAGACTTTCCATATGATTTATAAAAAGAAATTAAAAAAATAAATTTATTATAAATTATAAAATCAAATATGTTAAAACGATCATTAAAAAGTTTAAAGCAAGGAGAGAATGGAGATGAACATGATGAATATCAATATTTATCCTTAATTAAAGATATATTAAATGATGGTACAATGATAAATGGTAGAAATGGAAATACATTAACAGTATACGGAAGTGCAATGCATTTTAATTTAGAGAATAATGTTATTCCAATTTTAACAACTAAAAGAGTTGCTTGGAAAACATGTGCTAAAGAATTATTTTGGTTTTTGAATGGTAAAACAGATAATAATATTTTACGAAATCAAAATGTACATATATGGGATGGGAATGGATGTCGCGAATTTTTAGACAGTCGTAATTTACAACATTTAGAAGAAAATGATTTAGGTCCAGTATATGGCCATCAATGGAGACATTTTAATGCTACTTATAAAAATTGTAAAACTGACTATGCTGGTAAAGGGGTAGATCAAATACAATATATTATAGATTCTTTAAATGATCCAAAAGAAAGATATTCGCGACGCTTGGTTATGTCGGCATGGAATCCGCAACAATTAAATGAAATGGCATTACCACCGTGTCATATTTTAGCACAATTTAATGTTATTGGTGATAAATTATCCTGTTCATTATATCAACGGAGTGGCGATGTGGGTTTAGGAGTACCATTTAATATAGCATCATATAGTCTTTTAACACATATAATTGCGAAACATTGCAATTTGGTAGCATCGGAATTTATATATTATTTAGGAAATTGTCATATATATGATGATCATATAGAAAATTTAAAAGATCAAATAACTAGAGAACCAAAAGAATTCCCTACAATAGAAATTAAAAATAAATATGATTCAATAAATCACTACTCTTTAGAAGATATTGAATTATTTAATTATAATTCACATACTTCAATTAAAATGGAAATGCGAAAATAATGACTTTTTAAATTATATATTATTTAATAATGAGTAATTCAGCATCTATTGCCGCCGCAAAAAAACGCAGAAGTCAACCTGTTGTAAATACTAAAACAACATCACAACAACGAGAACAAAATACTATTAATCAAGAAAAAATATCACCATTAAATTTATTGCAAAAACATGATTTTAAACTTTTTACTTTAGAAAAAAATTTAGAATTATTAAAAGAAAATTTAGTAACAAAAAAAGATTTAGAATCATTTGAAGTACCCGAAACTAATAATTCAAAAGTAAATAATTCACTCGAAAATAATATACAAAATAATAATAATGAAATATCATCATTAAAATTAATTACTAATAAATTATTGAAAGAACAATCGGAAGCAAATTCAATGATACAAACATTACATGCATCATTGCTTACTCAAACAAATATTATAAATGATTTTAAACAATTAAAATTAGATTTTAATAAATTTATAGAAGAATCACAAAAAAATAATCTAGAGAATGAAGAAAGTATAGGGGATATAGAAGAGATAGATGCATCAATAAAAGAAAATATTACATTTTCAATCAGTGATTCCTTATCATCTGAAGCATAATAATTAATTACTTTCTAATAATAAGTAAAATTTATAAATAATTATTATATCTTATTGTTAATGAATATAATAATTATATTACTAATTTTTTGTATAGTATTATTTTTATATTTGCATATATATTATCATCATAAAACAAGTAATGATTTAGAAGTTTATGAAGTATCCAATGTATCTAAATCAAGATTAGAGGAAATATGTGATTTAAGACAACCAATATTATTTGATTATAATTTAGAAAAATTAGCATTATTAAAACGAGAAAATATTTTACAAAATTATAGTTCTTTTGATATTAAATTACGAAATATTTTAAATACTTTTTCTCATGAAGAAGATGATATATTATTGCCAATAATTTATAAAAATGGGATAAAAGTTTTGGAAGAAGATGAAAATAAAAAATTTATTTCAGAAAACAATGGAGATTTTTTAGAAGAAACTAGTCTTAGCAAAACTTTACAAGCAAACGATGATTTTATAAGACCGAATCTTATGTCGTGGTATAATTATGATTATTTATTAGGATCAAAAGATAGTATAACTCCATTTCGTTATGAGAGAAATTATAGAAATTATTTTTTAGTTTTAAATGGTACAATAAAAATTAAAATGGCACCACCTAAAAGTGAAAAATATTTATATGAAATAAAAGATTATGAAAAATTTGAGTTTAGGTCATCAATAAATCCATGGAATATTGAAGAAAAATATCAAAATAATTTTGATAAGATAAAATGTATGGAAGTATCTTTAGAACCAGGAAAAATAATATTTATACCAGCATATTGGTGGTATTCAATAAAATTTGAAGATAATAAATCAACTATTATTTGTTTTAAATATAGAACATATATGAATACTCTTGCTATTTTACCGAATTTATTTATATCATTTTTGCAAAAACAAAATATAAAACATAATATATTAAAAAAATACAATATCTAATATTATTATTAAAATTGATTTATAATATTATTAATAGTTTATATTATAAACCAATTAAAACTATGCAAACAAATATAGAAACTTATACCAATAATATCAAAAAATCTATTGTTCAACAACTCTCCATAAAATATGGATTTAATGAATCTGAAGCATCTACAATGTTATTACTAGATGCGGATGTAAAATCTAATATACAAGTTATGTATATTAAATCTAATTATCCCTATTATGTATTATCAGCACAGAAAGATATAAATACTACTGAAACTTCTGATGTATTAAGATTTAGTTGGAATGGTATTATTCTTAGCGATATTGTAAAAAACTTTCGCATACCAATTGATATTCAAAAGTCAACAGACACTCATTGGAAATTAGCAGACGGTTTAAAAGAACTTTTTATTAATAAAGAATTTTGTGAAAGATATAAAACAGATATAGTAATTGAAACATCTGAATATAATGAATGTACTGAGGGATGGATTCCAAAAATATTTAAAAGTTGTAAAACACTAGAAACATATGAAGAACATAATCTTGATAAAATATGTATTATGTATTATAATTCACCTGAATTACTAAAACAAGAACAACAACAACAACAACAACAACAACAACAACAACAACAACAACAACAACAACAACAACAACAATCGCATGCATCTATCATGTTTGGTACCCAACAATCACAACCACAAACATATAGTGTCTTTGGTACCCACCAACAACCACAAACATATAGTGTCTTTGGTACCCACCAACAACCACAACAACAAGCATCTACAGAATTTGGCACACAACCACAACAACAAGCATCTACTATATTTGGCACACAACCACAACAACAAGCATCTACAGCATTTGGCACACAACCACAACAACAAGCATCTACCGGATTTGGAACACAACCCCAACAACAAACATCTTCAGCATTTGAAACCCAACCATGTAAATCATATGTTAAATCTAGTTTTGGCAATCCTAAACATGTTGTACATCCAAATTTATTTAAATAAAATTATTGTTATAATATAAAATATAGAAATGTTATAATGAATATAATATTTCTACCAAATGATATAATTTTTTTAATTATAAAAAATCTCTCTTTAAAAGATAAAATATCAGCGAGGAAAACATGTTATGAAATAAAAAATTCCATAAGATTTATAGATATTCGTATAGAAAAATTTAATTTTGAATTAGATAAAATATTAACTGGCAGAATATATATTCTAAGTAGATTACGATTAGCTGCTCTTTGTGGTTTGCATGAACATACAGTGGCCGATATATGGTCATGGATATCATTAGTTGGTGATGTAAAAAGCGATGCATTACCAATTCTTAGACGAATAGGTAATGCTATATGTAAAAATATTTTAGATTAATTTTTATCAAATTTAAACCATTTTGTAATAATATATTTTTCTCCACTAATAATTGGAGTACCACTATGCATTGTATCATAATTTGGAGAATTATCGTCATTAAGATTATACCATATTACAGCTCTACCCTTCTTTGGTTTTATACTTTTATTTAATTTAGTAAATTGGGTTTCGCCACCATCAATTACATTATTTAAATAAATCATAAAAGTCCAAGTTCTTTGTCCTTTATCATAAAATTCTTTATCAAGTTTAGAATCGAACCAATCGCAGTGTGCTTTAAATTCATCTCCAATATCGTAATACTGAAGTTGAGTTATTTCACCATATTTATTGTTTGTTTTCATTGTGGATAAAATTTTTTGATCTATATTATTTTGATTAGTAGTATTAGTAAAATACGCGGTTTTACTAGTCCTAAATTTATATTGTGGTCGAGTTAAAGGTGATGGAACTAAAATATCTTTTAATTCGTTAATAATATTATTACATTCATTATGCGTTAAATAATTATCAATAATAAAAATTTTAGTAGTATTATTTTGTATAATATTAGTTGAAATTTTTTCTAAGTTTTTTTCTATATTTTTTCTAGATAGTAAATTATTATTAAAATATGTATTATATAAATATATTATAGTAATTAGAACTAATAAAATAATACAAAATTTTATATATTTATTCATATATACTAATACTTATATAATTATTTAGAATTTACTACTATAAATGACTCGTTTTCTTTAAGAATTTTTTGTTTGCGTTGAATAGCAAGTTTTGTTTCTCCATGAAATTGTGATGCAAGTTTACCTTCGCCTTTTTTTAAATAATGATATTTTTTTGTATTAGAATCATTATAAGATTTATTATTATAAGATTTATTATTATCCATAATATAATAATATAATATAATATTTTATTATTATATTATGGATAATATTATATCACATTAATATTGCAGCAATATAAAATATACTAAATAATTGTATAAAATTTAAAACTTTTAATGGAACTTCAGTTATTTTTTGATATGGTACACTATCGCCATTTGCAAGAAGCATGCCACCATAACCAACTGTAGTTTGTGTTATTAATGAATACCATAAATAGTATTGAAATGACACTGCTGGAGGGCTAGATTTACCAAGATATAACTCAGTCGAAAATTTTGGATACTTGGTAAGTAATACATCTTGAATCCAATATAAAAATGCAAATATAAATGTTGCTATATTATATTTTACACTATTGAACATTTAAAACGCGTACTTTTTTCTTTTCTATTTTTTTCTTGTTTATATTTTATATAATACTTGTAATTATTAAATAAAATTTACCATTCTAATTTATCATCAAGTTTATTTAAACCAAAATATGTTTCACTCATATCAACAATATATTCATTTATTTTTTCTTCAAATAAATTAAAATTATCAGTCATTTCTTTAACTTCTTTATGTTTACCATCACAAATTTTTTGATCTAAATAATTAAAAAAATCATTTATATATGTATTCTTTCTAAAATTTTCATCTTTTGCGATAAATTGATATGGTGATTTAAACCCTTCCCATTTAGATTTCTCATTTTTAATAAATTTACAATAATTAAATAATTCTTTATTATAATTTTTAAAATATTTAATAAACGCAGTTTTACATATCGTTCTAATTTCATTATCAATAGTGTCTTCAAAATCCCAATCAAAAATTTCATATCTATTTTGTTTTAAAATTAATAAATATGTAGTTATTTTTTTACCAGAAAATCTGATTTTATTATTTATATCATGTTCATTATTATTAGCATTTTGTATTAAAAATCGTTCTAATAATATTTTAATCATAGTCTCCTGATAATTTAACTTATTATAATCAGTTTGAAAAACTAAATGATAAACATTATTTTCATTATATCCAATTATATTATAATGATTATATAATGATAAATCATCAGTATTTCCATTAAAAAGAATTGGGTGCTCTATATTCCATTTAATATTTTCATTATTTAAAATATTTTGCATTAAATTTTTCATTGTAGTTTTCATATTTTTTGATTCTTCAATTAGTTCTTCTATGTTATCCTTTTTTTCAAAAGAATTAATAATATTATATATAGTACTTGGTGTAAAATTATGAAATTTTTTATTCTTAAAAACATCAATTAAATATATTAAGATAGTTGATTCAACGGGTGATAAACTACCAATAGACAAATAATCTTCTCGATATTTTCTTTGAATATCTTTCATTATCATTTCTATTTTCTTATAATATTTTTGATAAATTTTTTTATGTGAAAGATCACATAAGGGAAAATCAGGTAAATCTTTAAAATCAGGGAATTGTTTTAAATAATTATAAAAGTTATTGGGAGTCGTTTTTATAATATTAAGTTTTGATATTTTATCTAACACAACTTTAATTTGTGATTTTTTGAAAAGAACACTATGTTTATTATGTTTAAAAATTTCAAAAAGAGCATAATTATAATAGACTGCACGACGAATACAATGATAATCCCAATCAATTATACTAGAAATACTGTTATTATTTTCTTGTTCTTCTTCTTCTTCTTGACATATTTTATTTTTTTTTAATAATTCAATACACTCATTTTTATCTATATATTGATAAAGTGTTTCTATTCTTAATTTTTTGGGAATTTTTGGTTTATATTCCATATTTTCATCAACTTTTGCAAACCGTTTATGTATATCGTCATTATTATGTTGTAAACCAAAATAAATTTTATTTTTTGCCCGAGTTAAAGCAACATGTAGATAAGATTCATATACTATATTTTTTTCATTATTACTAACTATTTTTAAAGATTTTTCAGTACAATTTAATACAAAAACAACCGCCCTACCATCTCCCTTTGATGCTCTAATACTCATAATTCTAGTAGCGTCTTTTGATTTAGTTGTATCAATTATTTGTCCCTCTTCATGTTTATGTAAAACTGCATATTGCTTATACTCATCCTCACTACCTAATTTTTCTAACCAAAATTTATTAAGTTTTGTTTCTAATTCACCAGCTAATATATTCATTTTCATAATAGGAAATAAAAATAAAAAATCTTCTGGTTTATAATTATATTTATCAACTTGATATTCTATTTTCTTAATTATTTTATCAGCTTCATGATTAATTTTCTCTTTATCAGTATCATTCGCATATATACATGTTTGTTCGAAAGTTTCTATTATATCATCACCTCTATCTTCTAATTTTTCACTATTTTCTATATTAATTTCTGGAATATTATATTTTTTAAAATTAATTAAATCATTAATTTTTTCAGCCATATTTTTTACTTGAATCCGTCTATTTATATTTTTTGGTTCTTCTCTGATAATTTTAATATTAGAATTATCTTCTATATATGTCATAAAATTTTGTTCATATTCTAAACTTTGTAATTTATCTCCAACAATAACACAATCTATTTTTGTATTTAACATTAATTTAAGAACCGCTTTATAATAATCAATTGGTAAATCTTGTGTTTCATCTATCCATAATTCAGTTTTTTTATTTAATTTTATTTTTTTTCCACCATAATTTATTTCACCTGTATTAGTATTGATTTTATCACAACCATTAACACAAATATTTTTTAATAGACCTTCAAAAAATGTATTTCCACCAATACTTTTACTAGTTAAATTATAAATAAAAGAATCTATTGTTCCTATTATTACAGTACATTCTCTACTTGAATGAATGTGTTTATAATTAACTACATATTGTTTGTTATATTTTTCATCTTCTAATTCCTCCATATTATCTATAATATGAAACTCTTTTCTTAGAGCCTGTTCGTTAAGCTCTTTTAAAATAACCTCTTTTGCAGTATGTTGCTTTGTAGTAATAATGTATAATTCTTTATCAAAATTTAATGAAATATTTTTCCAAATACCGAATGTTTTTCCATTACCAGCACCTTCCTGTTTAATTTTTAATGTCGGTTTTATTTCATTAATATCTTTCCATAAATTCCAAATATTTTCTGGATTATTTGTAAGTGCATTGATTACATCGTCTATTTTTATGTATTCTCTTACATGTATCATTTTATTACATACAGATTTAATAGGTATTTTAAAAATCAACTCATTAATATCAAGTAATATAAATTCATAATTATGTATAAAAGATTTATACTTCCAATTATTATTAAATTCTATAAGATAAGTATCATCACTTAATTTATCTAGAACTACATCTTTAGTATTTCCATCTACAACCCATATTAATTCTTTATCATGAAGTTTATAGTCTTGTGTTCTGCAAACTATTTCACTATATTCTATATTGCTATGTTGAACTTCTAAAATATATTTATCATTAAGTACTACATCTGCTCGTCTATTTTTAATTTGTTCATCATTCGCTTTTTTAAATTCAACCTCTGTAATTGGAAAAAATCCTTGCCATTTACAATGCCATTCAGACATTTCAGGGTTATTATTTAAATCGCTTTGATTTTTATGTCTAAAATAAGGTCTTCTAATTTGTCCCTTACATAAAATTAATTCGTGACCGTTTTTACATTTAAGTTTATTTTTTGAATTTTTATCAATTGTTGATACGTGTAAGCAATAATTATTTATATAAACCCATTCTGTTATAAAATTTTTATCACATTTTTTACAAGATAATTTTTTATTTTTATGTGTATCATAATGTGATTTTTGACTAAATTTTTTACTACAGTATTCACAAGTATAATTCATTAATATATATTATTAATAATTCTTTAACATATATTAGTTAAAAGTTATATAATATTTTAGTTAATTTAACTAAAAATATAGTGTTATAAATAACCGGCGTTTTAAATGTTCAAAGGTGTAAAAATCTTATACCCGCTTTTTTTTAAGCATAAAAAAATTCCATATATGCATCATATATAATAATAATAATAATTATTATTATAAAAATTGATAATTAAAACATATTAATTATATTAAATAAACAGAAATGAATTATAAAATTCATATTAATAATTCCGATTATAGTGAATGGACTTTATATAATGAAGAAACAATGAACGAAATTGAATCACCCGAAACTATTCTAAATCCTATTGAAAAAAAACTTTTTAATTGTGATATTCTAGATAAAGAATTAAATCTTGTTTATTCGCAAATTAGAAAGGAATCTAATATTCCAGGAATTTTATTACTTATTGGAAAAACATATGGACGACCAAAAACATCTTCTAAAAGTACTAATAAATTATATTATAAATGTATACCAAATGATAAACGGATTCCCGCATTCTTAATACCATATGAATTAAAAAATATAGGATTTAATAAAAATATTTCTAATCGATATATATTATTTAAATTTACAGATTGGACTGATAAGCATCCATATGGTATAATGACAAATATGCTTGGTGAAATTAATAACTTACCGAGTTTTTATGAATATCAATTATATTGCAAAAATCTAGCCATTTCTATTAAAGATTTTATAAAAGCAGTAAATAAAAGTATGAAACAAAATGCAAATGAACCATATATAACAACTATTATGAATAAAAATCCGAATATTGAATCACGATTAGATGATTATATTATAACAATTGATCCCAAAGGAAGTATGGACCTTGATGATGGAATGAGCATAAAAGATAATATATTAAGTATTTATATTGCGAATGTACCAATATTAATGGAACATTTTGATTTATGGAAATCGTTTACAGAGAGAATTTCCACAATTTATTTGCCTGATAGAAAACACCCAATGCTTCCGACACCTTTATCTGAGAATCTTTGTAGTTTATTAGAAAATGAAAGTAGATTTGCATTTTGCATGGATATAACATTTAATAACACAGAAATATCAAATATTAAATTTTGTAATACGTTAATTAAAGTAAAAAAAAATTATAGATATACCGATATTGATTTATTAAATCGAGATGAATCATATCAAAAAATTATGAATATAACAAAAATATTATGTAATAAATATAAATATGTTAAAGATATTAAAGATAGTCATGATATTGTTGCGTTTTTGATGATATTAATGAATTATGAATGCGCGAATCAAATGTTTAAATTTAAAGAAGGAATTTATAGAACATTAAAAATAAATGATAAAACAAATAATATAGATAATTTTCCTGAAATGTCAAGTGAAATCTATAATTTTATTAAAATTTGGCAATCATCAAGTGGACAATATACTAATTTTGATAATAAAAATAGCCATGAATTAATTGGACAAGGATTAGATAATTATATACATATAACATCACCTATTCGTAGATTAATAGATTTATTAAATATAATGAAAATTCAGGATAAATTAAATATTAATCAAATGAGTTCTAGTGCAAATATATTTTATAATTACTGGATTAATAGAATAGAATATATTAATACAACAATGCGTTCTATTCGTAAAATACAAATAGATTGTAATGTTCTTAATTTATGCGTTAATAATCCTGAAATATTATCAAAAATATATGATGGATATATATTTGATAAGATAGAATGGAATAATAAATATTTGCAATATACTATTTATATTCCTGAAATTAAAATTATATCTAGAGTAAATATTAAAGAAGATTTAAAAGAATATAGTTGTTTAAAATTTAAGTTATATCTTATTGAAGATGGTACAACACTTAAGAAAAAAATACGAGTGGAAATACAAAATTAACTATCGAATAATATAAACCATATCCACATGTATGATATTGTAATCATAAATGTGGAGAAACATGTCGCGAATCACTTCGTGATTACAAACATATGGATTATTGTGATAAAATATGTGGCAATATTTGTCATGAATTATCTTGTGGTAATAAAAAAAAGAAACAAAAATAATACGAAATAAAAGAAGACTAACTAAAAGAATAAGAAGTAAAAAGAAAAACAAAAAGAAATTAAATATATTTTAATAACAAGATTTTAGGAGTATCACTTATCCAAAACAATTTTCTCCGGTATATGTAATATACAGAAATCCATCAGAATCTTTATGTTTATTATATATATCAATTATATGTGTTGATCCCGATAAAAGAGATTTATTTTTTGTATAAAAAAATAAGGCTTTTTCTTGTGGTAATTTAATTCTTTTACGGATCACATATAAAAATTGACCAATTGAAAGATTATTTGGTACTAAATATTTATTTCTATCAATTTGATTCAGGCTATGGCATTCATTCGATTTTTCAACATAAATACATACTCGATCAGTGTGTAATTCCATTATTTTTATTGATTCATTTAATCTCTCTTCAAATGATTTTTCTGTATGTTTCATTAATATATAGTTATAATATTATATTTATATAATATTATAAAAATATGATATAAACTGTAAAAAAAATATACATCAGAAAGTGCTATTAAATTTTATATTTATTATGAAATTTAGGATTTTCTAACAAAAATTCTTTTAATATAAGAGCATCTTTACTAATTAATATTGAAGAATTTGGATCATGATAAACCGCTGTTTTAAGTATTCCAACACTCCAATTTCCAGTTTGTAGAGAGAAATCATACCACATATTACAATTATATGGATATATTTCTAGTTCAGCAAATATTTTTGTCGCATTCTTTGTTATTTTCATTATTTTATAAGCATTAGTTTTCATTATATTTGAAGTATTAGTTTTCATTATATTTGAAGTATTAGTTTTCATTATACATTATATTTTATTTAATATTTATATATATTATAATATTAAAATGAGTAAAACAAGAAAAAATACTGCTTCTACTATTATACAATCTAATGCTCGTAGAATTTCTGCCACTAGAAAAGCTAATAAGTGTTCTATATGTTTAGATATATTAAGAGATGACCAAGAAATATTAAAACCATGTAAACATATATTTCATCATAAATGTATAGATGACTGGGTACTGCGTTCTTTACAAGAAACAGGACTAGCAAATTGTCCATTATGTAGAACACAAGTTGAACTTACCGACAATATAAAAAAAAAACATTTAATAATGAAAATAAATTATAATTTCATTAAAAAACAATATGAAATGACACAAAAAAATTTACAAAAATTATCAAATAAAACATTAAAAAAATATAAAAAATTTACACATTCTCAATATGCAAAACAATTAATATATGAAATGGCAAATAACTATTATAATATTATTTTATTATCATTTACTGATATAAATAAAATATCATTCGCTGATTTAAAAGAAGCTATATTTTTTGTTGGCGATCGACAACGATCGTTTAAAAAAACTAATTTATACAAAATATACACTTTATATATAAATAATGCTTTAGAAAATTTCTCAGGACGAATAATAAATAATAGTACTAAACAATATATAAAAAATCAATTATATCTTACTATATCGCGTATATATAAAGATCACGGTACACAATCGGTTAGTTCAAACTCGTCTAGAAGTTCAAACTCGTCTAGAAGATCAAACTCGTCTAGAAGATCAAACTCGTCTAGAAGATCAAACTCGTCTAGAAGATCAAACTCGTCTAGAAGATCAAACTCG